AGCCACTTCCTTTTCAGGTTGCTCATAAAGCACCGCAGCTTCTTCAAGACCCTTGGCAAACGAGTCAAGCCCCCGTTCCTTCAGGGCATCGGCTGTGCGCTCCTGCAAGACTATATGGGCTTCCTGGATGTAGGGATAAAGCTTCGGGTCAACCACGAAGTCGTCCGGGACGTGTTTCCACTCATTTGGCAAAAAAAGCTCTCCCTTGATTTCCGGCGTCATCGTGGTGAGCGTCTTCAGCCAGGCCTTGGTTTCCGCTTCGTTGATTAAGGCAAGCTGCTCTTTGGTTAGCACGTTAATATAAATTTTCATCACCACCCCAAAGACGCGCGGTTATCCCAAACGCCTATCTTCTTTTGCTCCTTGGTTAACAAGGCGTCGGCGTTCCATGTGTATTTTTTAATATACCACCCGTCGGCGTTGGTCGCTCGGGTGGGGCTGTCGGACATGCCAAGGTATATTAGATTGCCGTCTGTATCCCAATCGAATAGGGTTATATGCGCGTTCACCAGTTTGTCCCTCCTGATTCGCCGCCTCCGCCTGATTCAGGGTGGTATCCGCCCTTGTCCTTGGATAATACGAGCCGCAAAACCGCCCCGTTCCCCTCGATTGAATGGACAACTTCCCTTATAATGAGCTTCCTACCGTTTACGGACTCGACAATATCCCCCACCATGGGTCGGCAACAGACGTATGACGGCCACATATCCCTCGTGTGCGGTTCGTAGGTCTCGCACGTTACCGGGATGTCGCCCTTGCCTCTAAGCATTGATATTTTCATTTTATATTACCCGCTCCTGGAAGCATCATTGAACTTGATCCTCCGGCCATACCTCCGGTTGCTGATACTGGCCTGGATTCGCTTATGTTTGGTTGGGAACCTTGTTGACCGCCTACCGGGATCTGGCCAGAAATCATTTTGTTACCTATTGCATAAACCTCTTCGAGCAGGGCCTCATCCTCAACGTGGTGCAGTTCGGCAATCTTCTTGAATAATCTTTTGGACACCAGCATGGCCGGATTCTGGAATGCGATGCTCAAAAATGATAGCCATGAGGCACGCTCGACATGGGGCAAGGATGGTATGGTCGCACCGACATTCACCGAATACCCAAATTCACCGTTTATGGACTCGTAGTCGTTCGTTTTAACCAGCTCCCAATATTCGCCCTGGGGACCGGAGACCCTGACAGCCTCATCCTTTGTGATGTGGGCCTGAATAAGCTGGTCAAGTTTTCGAGCAATAGATGTTACAAAGTCCACCACCATTGACATGGCGTCGCCTTCTCGCATCTCAAGGCGCTTATCCAAAATACCGGCTTGAGTTGCAGTCTCAGCCCCGGCAATCCCCCTTGATTCTTCGGATGATCCGCCCAAAACCTGAATCATCTCCTGGCGCAAATACTGAAGCTCGTTATACCGCATTGGGTCAAGCTGGGCTTCCTGGATAACATTTATACCGCCTACCTGATTGACCGGGATAACCGTGCCGTCGTCCCCGCTTTCGAGCTTTGATATTACGTCGGGGTTGTCTCCTATGTAATTTTTGGCGACCTCATATTTCCTGTTAAATCGTTTGCGGTGCTTCTGGATGTCTGACCTGGCACGGTTGTATTCCTTGGCCAAGTCGATGCCCTGGGACAATGGCGGAACCGGGTATGGTGAATCATCCCTAAAGGTGAACCGTAGAATCGCAAACGGGTGGGTTTCTATGCCGACTGGTACGGGGGTTTCGTCCATAACCGGGAGTTCCCCATTTTCCGCAATAGTGAGATACGTGCCCTCTTTGATTCGGTATATCTCCCAGAATGATAAAACCTCAGGTTCTTTCTCGCTTACCTTTTTCCTGTCGCCACGCTCGGAAGGCCCGGCAATATCCCCGCCTTTTTTGCGCTCGGTTCTGGCCTGTTCCTCGTCTGTGGTATTCTGCCCCTTCCCTTCGAGTTTCTTAAGGGCGGCTTTATTGTAGTTCTTGTATTTCTTGGCGTCGTCCAGGGTCATGCGAATACGCTGGGCCACCCACTTCCAGTCGTCGGGGAGGGTGCCTGAGTCCTCGTCCCAAATGAAGTCGTCGGGGTGAATACGGGTCACATTGTATCTGCCATTCACGGGGATGTATTCAGGTTCATATATGGGCTCCCCGGAACTCTCGTCTACCAGGGGGGTCTCGCCGTCGTCAGAATAGATGGCATTACCAAAGTTTGGATTTGATTTCTCGTCAGCGGTGTAGTGGACCTTTGCCACTCCATATCGGAACAGGGCATCGAATATGCAAAGCCGCATTTTGGTTTTAAGGTCAAGCTCGAACTTGAGGTAGTTGAGCATGGCCTGGCGTATGCGGGCCTTTTTCTCCATGATGATGATTTCGTTTGGGTCGGCGGTGAAGGCCCGGTCAACCTTGACATAAAAATACGGGTCAGCGGAGTAGAGAGCAGGGAGCTGGGCCTTCACGTGGGCATATATGTTATTGATCGTGATCCAATCGGCGTCTGCGTACCCGGTGTCTTTCTGTTTCCCCTCAAAATAATCATAGGCCAATTCCGTTTTGAACAGGGCCTTCCAGTTCTCGCGGACCTTCTTTGCCCGATGGATTTTGGATTCCCATGTGGTTTGTTCGTCGGCTGATTTCTTTGAGATTCTTGCCAATTACCTCACCCTTCCGTAAGCCGCTGCCAACGAAACTCCGTGGCGCTTGGCGTAGTTTTTAGCGTTTATTAGGCGCCGGCGCTCCTGGGCGAATGTGCCGTGGACTTCAGTAATTTTGCGTCAAGGTTGACAGAGCCTTTACAGCCGACCCAAAACAAATCATGGTAATGGAGCGGAAGGCCAAGATTCGCCAGGCCATGCTCAATTACCTAAAAGCTGAACTCGACCTGAAAACCAAGATGCGCCTTTGCATATTCGATGCCAAGTTCAGATACGGGGTGGCTAAAGTCTCTTATGTTGCTGACGAGATCGAAAACCAAGACTTCGGGAAGCCCATGCTGTCCGATGACGGCGAAACCCCTCTGATTGACGAGTCGAGCGGCGAACCTCTTTACGAACCGCAATATATTCCTGTCAACGGACGATACGCCGTAACCCGTATCCACCCTGACGACTTTCTTTGGGATGAGGACGCCGGTCCTATCGAAGACGAATGGAAATGGATAGCCCAAAGAATCAGGATGACCCTTGACGACGCCAAAACTCATAAGGGATGGAACAAGGCAGCTTTAAAGTCACTCGAAGGCAAGGGAACTGATAAGGATGATGAGGAAAAGGCCCGGCAAGACCGCAAAAAAGGAACGGACATTGCAGGAAAGTCCGAGCTTGGATCAAAAAAGATACCCGACGAGAAACAGCCTGAAATCATATCCTTTTGGGAAATATACAACATCAAAAAAGGGACGTACCTTACCATAGCCGAGGGCGCTGACTCCCCGGTTATGGACGAGAAACCCCTCCCAACCGGCATAGAAAAGCACCCATTTTCAACTCTACGATTTACCTTCCGGGACGACTCCCCATATCCTGTGCCACCGCTATCCCAGGGAATCGACCTTGCAAAAGAATACAACCGGGCGCGGTCAGACATCCAGAAGCACCGAAAACGCTTTAACCGGAAATACGTCTACTCAAAACAAGCCTTTGGTAATGAAATAGACGAGGTATCAAAACTTGAATCAGGAGATGACGGAACCTTAATCGGTGCAAACGGGTCAGCTTCTGACGCAGTATCAGCCGTTCAAGACGCACAACTTGACCCGATGAGGTACAACGAACTTCAATACCTTAGAAACGAAATGATACAAGTCCTCGGCGGGTCCGGGGATGAGGCTTTAGGGATAGCTGGGTCCGACACTGCAACCCAAGCGGGTATCCTCGATAAGCGCCTTGAGATGCGCGAGGGCGACGCTATGTCGATGGTGGTTGACTTTGTGACCACAATAGCCCGTAAGCTCGACCAACTCATCCAAGCGAACATTACAAAAGACGAGGCAGTCAGGGTCTCCGGTCCACAAGGTGAGTATTGGGAGCTTGTACGCACCGACGATTATGAGGCGATAAACGGGGAATTTGGATACACGGTAAACACCGGGGCCACTATCCCGATGATGCCGCAAATGGAAAGAGCATCATGGATGGCGTTCTTGACCCTGCTTAGTACCTTTCCGCATTTGGCCACCTCCAAGCGCCTCCTGAAACGGATGGCGGAAATGCACCACATCGAGGACGAATCTTTCGTAAACGGATCATATGAATATGTTAATAAAATCTTTTCCTGTAAAGCTCC